TTTCCATCCACTCCAGTAACGGATGCTGAGGCTACTACAATCTTTGTAGACTATAGGGTCACAGAAACAATTAATACTACAGCACAAACTCCAGTAGATGTATTAGGAGAAAGAGCTTTTTATGGATATGGATATTTTGAAGACGGAGCTAATCCTCAATTAGCAGTAGCAACACTACAATCTAATTTAAGCATTCTTAGAAACAATAATGAGGTGGTTACTATACCAGTTGATAATACTCTTTTAACTAAAGTAGAATGGTCTTTAAATGGAGCTGTTGTTTTAACTACAACTCCTTTAAGTAACCCAACTATTCAAGACCAGATTTTATATACACAAAATTTAAATGGAGGTTCTAAAATAGATGTAGATAGTGCTAGAGTATTTCCAACCGCTGGAGCTTCTACTATTATTAATATTATCAAATATGAAAAATGTAAGTACACTCCTTTAAAGCTAATCTTTATAAATAAGTTTGGAGCATACCAAGAGATATGGATGTTTGCTAATTCTATATTAAGCATGTCTACAACTGAAGAAAAGTATAAGTCTAATATTTTAACTAACGGAACGTATAACACATACGATCCACAAATTAAACTACTTACTAAAAATGGTAATCAAAAGCTAAAGCTTAATAGTGATTATTATCCTGAATCTTATAATGAAGTCTTTAGACAATTATTTTTAAGTGAGAAAGTATGGATAGATTACGAAGGTCAAACTTTAGGAGTCAATATAGAAAATAAACAAATCACTTATAAAACAAGCCTTACAGACAGTTTAATAAATTATACCATAGATGTAAGCTTTGCCTTTGATACAATCAACAACATACGATAAATGAACTTAGAGCTATACATAGATAATATAAGGGTAGATTTATTTAAAGATGAAGCTATAACTTTAACGGATTCACAGCAAAATATTAAAAACATTAGTGTAGTGTTTGCTCCTTTTAGTCAGCAATTTAATCTACCAGCTTCATCTACTAATTCAAAATTATTTAAGCACTATTATAATAACGATATTATAAATGGATATGATGCTAGGTTTAGAGTTAATGCAATTATTAAATTAGATGGTGCTGATTATAAAGTTGGTAAGATTAGGCTAGACTCGGTATCTATGAAAGACAACAAGGCTTTTGCTTATAAGGTTGTATTTTTTGGAAACACAGTTAGCTTAAAAGATATATTTGGAAATGAAACTTTAAGCTCTTTAAATCCCTTAAATACTTATGACTTAACCTTTCAGGGTACGGACATATTTCAAGGGCTTAAAGTAGGCTTACAATCTACTGGAGTTGATGCTACTAATACAGCAAACAGAAACATTACTTTTCCTTTAATTACTTTACAGAATTATTACAGTTATGATTCCAGTAATTCTATATCGACTCCTAATTTACATAACGCAAATTTTAATAACTTAAAGACTGAAATTAAACCAGCTTTAAAATGTAAAAGAATTATTGAAGCAATACAAACTCAATATAACATTGCGTTTAATATGGCGGATGAAACAGGCATAACAAGCTTTTTTGGGAGTCCTGTTTTTGATGAATTATACTTGTGGTTACATAGAGAGAAAACTCCAGTAACAGAGCCACAAACTGTACCCCCTACATTTGGAGTTAATTTAATACAACAATCAGCAAAAATAACTTTTGCTAATTTAACCTTTGCTTCAGGAACTAATTTTATATCAAGTGGTAAACTTCCTGTTAGTGATATATATATTTATACAATTAGATTTACCTGTAATACTGGAGCAGGTAAAGATTTAGAAATAATTGTTAAAGACAAGCCAACCAATGAGCTGTTAGAAAACAGAACTTTAATAACTCCTGCTAATAATTTTCAAATTCTTTTACAAGGCTTAACAAGCGGGACTTTATCCTCTAGGGATTATGATTTAGAATTTCGTTTTAATGCTGATAGTGGAGGCTTAACCGCAAATGCTGTTAGAATAACAAGAACATTAAAAGATGGATCAGGAGCTACAATAGGAGATTATACTTATGCAGCAACAAATTTTGCTCAAAACATATTTATGCAAGATTATTTGCCAAATATGAAAGTATTGGATTTTTTAACTACGTTATTTAAAACCTTTAATCTTACAGCATATACAAAAAGAGGAAGCGATAAAATTTATGTAGAAACGTTTGACGATTTTATGAGTACAGGCGTTACAACAGATATATCTGAATATATAGATGTTACACAAAACAATATAGATAGACCTATCCCATATTCTATAATTAATTTTCAATATGCTCCTCCAGTAACACAAACATCTTTAAGATTCTTAAATCAGTTTAGCCAAAACTTTGGAGGGCTAAGTTATTCAGCTCCAGATAAATTTGATGGTCAAGCATTTCAATTGCAATTACAAGGACAAAGAAGCCAATTAATAAATCCTAGAGATGAAAATGGTGCATTAACAGGAAATGTATTTGCTTGGTGGGTAGATGCTGAAGCAAAAACTACATTAGGACAACCATACTTATTTTTTAATCGTTTAGTAGATTCTAGCAGCTATCCAATATTGCTTAATGCATTTAATTCTTACAATGCTCCTTCTAATGTTTCTAGTGATGGAAATCACAGCTTAAATTTTGGGGCTGAGTTTGATGAATATACAGGAGAAGTAAATACAAACAGTTTGTTTAACAGATTTTATTCTCAATACATAGTAAAGCTTTTTGAAGAACAGGCAAGAATAGTAAAATTTACTGCACAATTACCATCCTCTATAATTTTAAACTATGAGCTAAATGATGTGTTTATAGTAAATGGTCAAGAGTATTATATAAATAGTATTACCACAAATTTATTATCTAACAAAAGTGAGTTAGAATTAATAACTAAACAAAGTGGATATACATCAAGCGTATTAACATGAAAATAATAAAACTATTAAACATCGCAGATTTTTATGGAGAACATGAAACTATAGAAATAGCTAAAGGCAAAAACAAACTACCTCAAACATTTAAAGAAGGGTATAAACAAATTAAAAGACATATAAAATGGCAAAATATACAATAGAGCTTGAGGTAGATAGTAAAGGGGCTGTTAAAAGTGTTGACAAACTAAATGATGCTTTAAAAGAGACTAGCCAATCAGCCAAGAAGCAAATGACTAAAGCTGAAGCTGGAGTTGAAGGAGTTGGCACAGCTTCAAACACAGCAGCAAAAAAAGGAGTAAAAAGGCTAACTACAAGTTTTAGGGTTTTAGGAACTGCAATGAAAGCTGCTGGTATTGGTCTTATTATCTCTGCTTTATCTTTTCTTTATAGTACAATAAAAGAAAATCAGGATATAATGGATGTTCTGAATACTGGCTTTGAAGCTTTATCTATAATAGGCGGAGAAGTTTCTAGAGTTTTTGTTTCAGTTCTTAAATCAGTAAATGAATCTACATTGGGTTTTACAGCTTTTGGAGTACATATAGAAAATTTAATGACTCTTATTTTATTTCCTTTTAAAGTTGCTATAAAAGGGGTTGAAATAGGTTTGCTTCAACTTCAATTAGCACAAGCTGCTTTTGAATTAGATTTGGATAAAGGCAAAGAAATTACTGCACAGATTCTTGTGCAACAATTAGAATTATTAGAATTAGGAAAAGGGTATGTAGGTGCTTTTATAAATATCGCTGCAAATGTACCAGATTTATTAACAACTCTTGCGGCTGTTGGAGAAGGTGTTATTAAAGGTGTAAGTGATATAGACCTTGCAGTTGTTTTAAGTACAGCTAAAACAAATGTAGCTTTAAAAAAGACTGCTGAATTAGCAGTAGTAACTAACGCTGGATTAATTGAAGAGTATAATAGATTAGCCGAAAAGCAAAGACAAATAAGAGACAATGTTTTACTTTCTGTTGAGGATAGAATTGCTGCTAATAATTCATTAAAAGTTGAATTAGAAAAGCAGAATGAATTAATGATTAAAAATGCTAAAATTGTAGAAAGAGCAGCACAAGCGCAATTTGATAAAACTAAATCGGATGCTGATAATATAATTTTACAACAAGCTAAAAATGATTTACTAGCCATAGAAGCACAGACTACTGGTTTTCTGTCAGAACAAAAGGTTAATGAAAATGCTTTATTAAAAGAGAAAATGGATCTTGATTTAATAAATGATGAAGCTACCTCATTAAGGCAAAACGAACAAAAATTGTTTAATGCTGAAATGGATGAACAGGCTGTAACTCGTTTAGAGACGCTTCTTGCAAATTTAGAAATTGAGAATACAGCAGAAACATTAAGGTTAACACAAAAAAGAGCCATATTTAATAAAGGGACACAAGCTTATGTAGATGCTAATAATGAACTCTTAGATTACCAACAACAAAATGCAAATCAACAAACTAAAATTGGAAAAGAACTAGAAGTTGAAAAAGGTAAGCAATTGAAAAAAGGGTTGCAAGATGTTATATCAATTGTTGGAGCAAATTCAAAATTTGGTAAAGCTGTTGCAATAGCAGCGGCAATACAGGATACCTATGCTGGAGCAAATAAAGCTTTAGCGCAAGGAGGTATATATGGATTTATAGGAGCAGCAGCAATAATATCTGGAGGTATTGCAAATGTTAAAAAAATAACATCTACTAAACCACCTGAGCCACCTACTGGATTAAGAGGCGGAGGAGCTAGTGCAAGTGTTGCAACTCCAAGCATTCCAAGTGCAGCATCTATAATACCAAACTTACAAACTCCAGATTTTGATATACTAGGAGCAAGTCAAGGAAATCAAATTGCACAGGCTTTAGGACAACAATCCCCAGTACAAGCATTTGTGGTTGCTCAAGATGTTACTTCTGCACAAAGTTTACAAAACAATATTATAACAGGAGCAACTTTAGGAGGTTAATAAAACAGAAATCAATAAAAGATGTTTATTAAAAAAGAACTATGGAAATAATAGAATTAGTAATAGATGAAGAAAGTGAAGAGTACTCTGGAATAGAAGCTATTTCTGTAGTAGAATCTCCAGCTATAGAAGAAGAGTTTATAGCTCTTAAAAATGAGGATCAAATAAGACTAGCAGAAGTATCTAAAGAGAAACGCTTACTTATGGGAGCTGCTCTTATACCAGACAAACCGATCTATAGAAAATCGGATGATAATGAGTTTTATATTTTCTTTTCAAAAGAAACTGTAGCTAAAGCTTCTCAGATGTTTTTAAAGTCTGGTAATCAAGGACAGGCTACAATGGAACATGCTACTAAAAAGCTAGATGGAATGACTGTAGTAGAATCTTGGATAGTAGAAGATTTAGTACATGATAAAAGTAGAAAGTATGGTTTAGATATGCCAATAGGAAGTTGGATGGTTTCCATGAAAGTAGATAATGATGAGGTTTGGAATAACTATGTAAAGAAAAATAAAATCAAAGGTTTTAGTATAGAGGGATATTTTGCCGATAAGTTAAGTAGACCAAAGGATAAAATTAATGACATATACAGCGAAGATGATAAACTACTAAAACAAATAAAAGATGTACTCAAGGAATCAAACACCAACACCAAGTAGAACGTCCCCAGTAGGTGGCAGAAGAGGATGCCTATGCAAAGACAATACTTATAATTCTAAATGCTGTAATGGCGATCTACAGAATCAAGGCATAGGAGCAACAACAGGACAGAATGGTTGAATTTACAACAGCAAAGTCTTTTTGTTGTTTATTAAAAAAGTAATTAATTAATAATTATATATATATGAACTCAAAAGAAACTTTAAACAAAGTTAAAACTTTATTAGGTTTAGAAGTTAAGTTAGAAGAGAGAATGCTAGAAAATGGCACTCGATTCGAAGCGGATGCTTTTGAAGCTGGTAGAGAGGTTTTTATCGTAACCGATGAAGACGAAAGAATTGCTGTTCCAGCAGGAGAATATCTTTTAGATGATAACATGATGCTTATCGTTAAAGAGGATGGACTTATTGCTGAAATGAAAGAAGCAGTAGAAGAAGAAGTAGAAGAAACTGTTGAAGCACCAGTTGTGGAAGAGGTTGAAGCTGCTGAAGAAGCTGACGTTCAAGACTGGGAAGGCATGGAAAAAAGGATTAAAAACCTTGAAGATGCAATAGCTGACTTAAAAGCGGACAAGGAAAACAAAGTAGAAGCTTCAGAAATTGAAGTAAACGATGAAGTAGAGTTATCTGCTCATACTCCTACTGCTATTAAGCACAATCCTGAAAGTAAAAACGAAGTAGAGCATAGAAGCTATGCACAAAACAGACCAATGAATACTCAGGATAGAGTATTTGCAAGATTATTTAACAACAACTAATATTTAAAAAAAAAATTATGTCAAAAAGAACAGATTTAGCAACAACTGTAACGATTACGAGCAGTTATGCTGGGAGCTTCAGCTCGAAATACGTATCTGCAGCATTATTGAGTTCATCCACTATTGATGATGGAGGAGTTACTGTAATGCCAAACATTAAATTTAAACAAGTAATTCAAAAAGTAGAAACTGGAGATTTAATCGCAGATGGAACTTGTGATTTTACAGCTTCATCTTCTGTAACGCTTTCAGAAGTAATATTGCAGCCGGAGGAATTTGCGGTTCAACTTAATTTGTGTAAGTCCGACTTTATTTCAACTTGGGATTCGATACAAATGGGGTATTCTGCATTTAATAACAACGGATTACCAACTTCATTTGCTGATTATTTAATCGGTTATGTAGCTTCTAAAGTTGCAGCACAAAATGAAATCAATATCTGGACTGGTAACTTAGGTGGCGCACAAGCTGGAGAGTATAATGGATTTGAAACTTTAGCGGCTGCGGATGCAACTGTTGTAGATGTAGCTGGAGCAGCAGCTTTAACAGCTGTAAACATTATTGATAAAATGCAAGCTACTGTAGATGCAATTCCAAATACACTTTTTGGAAAACCTGATTTAAAATTATACGTATCCAACAAAGCGGCAAAATTATACATTAGAGCTTTAGGAGGTTTCGGAAGCCAACTAAATGTAGCTGGAAGTGAAAACGTATCTTCTAAAGGTGCTGCTGGTACAGATAACAGAGGTACACAATGGTACGGAGGAGGAAGCTTATCATTTGGCGGAATCGATATTTTTGTTGCTAGAGGTATGAGTGATAATACAATGATTGCAGCGGAAACTAGCAACTTATTCTTTGGAACTGGTTTATTATCGGATTACAATGAAGTAAGAACTATTGATATGACTCCAATGGATGGAAGTCAAAATGTTCGTATAATAATGCGTTTTACAGCGGCAGCGGCTATTGGAGTTGGAGCTGATGTAGTTTACTATGCTGGATAATTAATAAATTAATACTAACTAATTTTATAAGGGGGATTTATTTCCCCCTATAGAATATAATACATATAAACTTATGGCATGTGATATTACAGCTGGAAGATTAGAGCCTTGTAAGGATTCCGTAGGTGGCATAACCGCTATCTATATTGGAGGAGCTTATACCCCTAATCTATTAACAACGGCAACTATAGGAGCAGATGGAGAAGTTACTGCTTTTGCAGCTGCGCTTACTTTTTATAAGTACGACTTAAAAGGAGCTAATTCTTTTGATCAAACAAATGAAAATAGTAGAGAGAATGGAACAAGTTTCTGGACTCAAACAGGAACTGTTGTTTTAAAGAAACAAGACAAAGCTACTACAGCACAATTAAAACTACTTTCTTATGGTCGTCCACAGATCATAATTGAGGATTACAATTCTAATTTTTACCTTATGGGTATTGAAAACGGAGCAGAGGTTACTGTAAATACTGCAACTGGTGCTGGAATGGGAGATTTAAATGGTTATAACTTAACATTAACTGGAACTGAAAAATCTCCAGCTAATTTTATGTTACCATCTATTATCGGAGATACTACAAATACAGTTATTGTTGTAGGAGTATAATTACTTATTTTTTTAATAAACTAAGGGCATTACTATACGTTTTGCCTTTTTTTATAT